AATTTCTAATTTTGCATCAGGACTACTAGTACCAATACCAACGTTGTCGTTATTATCAATCCTAAATTTTTCTACACCATTATTGTAAAATATATGAGTACCATTACCAGAATTATATTCAATATTCTCACCACCACTTGATTTAATTAACAAATTATCATTTGTTTGGTCACCAATAAAATGACCATCACCTAAATAAATATCACCAGATAGGTAGAGACTATCCCATTTACCACTAACATACCCTAAACTTAAACCACCACTTGAAACAGAAGTAGAACCATTAGTAGGAAATATTGAACCACTACCTATACCAAGCCCTTTACTGTTAGCATTGTTTATTGCTATATTTGTGGCACTTGAATAAGCAATACTTCCCACAGCAGAGCCATCTTTGCGAAAACTTATGATATCACCATCATCCCCAGTAAGATTGAATAAACCTGAAGCATTGTTATTTCTTGAAGTTCCTATCCAACCTGACCCTGAAATTGCTACTCCATCATCAGCACTTGTGTTATTATAAGGAGTGCTATCAGTAGTACCCACCAACAAGTTTTGGCTCGTGTCTATGGTAGCGGCTAGAGTATTGTTTGTTAAAAAACGCATTTGATAATTATTTTGAGTTCTAATTGTCAACCCATTTTCATCTGCGTACAAATCTCCATTAGCATAAGATGGTCTTGCTAATCTTAAGGCAGCTCCTCCACTACCATTAATTTCTACAGTTGTTCCACTACCAAATAAACTTGCAGGACTATCAGTACCAATACCAACATTGCCTGCTGATGTTATACGCATTTTTTCAACTAAATTAATTCCAAATAATAGTGGATTGCCACTTGAATCAGAAGAAAGCATTTTACTTAAACCACCTGCAACATAAATGTGGTCTTTAAAATAACTTGTTCCACCCTCAACTATAAGTGCATTAGCACCAACACTAGTTGTTCCAATACCTAAACCCTCAGCACTAGCATCCCAAAATAGCTTTGGTGTTGTGCCTGTGTCTTCGTAGAAGCTGATATCTCCACCTTTAAAGTCAACATTTCCATTTGATGATACTGTTAATCTAGTTGTATTTACACCTGCATCAGTTCTTGATTGGATATTCGCTGTGCCACCATTGACTGCAAAAGTAAAGTTTTGGTCAACACCATTAGCATCGTCAAATATTATTGTTGGGCTATTGTCATTAAGAGTAATATCACCATCAACAGTCAGCCCATCCATAGTAGCTGTACCTGTTACGTCAATGCCTGTTGCGGTGGTGGCTAGTTTTTCTGAGCCATAATTATATAATTGAACTTCACCAGTATTACCATTAACACGAATATAATTTGTTATCCCTCCACTTCCGTCATCAGACCGAAGATTTATCTGCTTATCATCACCGTTGTTATCAATGTTGAGGTGACCAACAGAATTAATTATCTGACTATTACTAGCATCGTGATAAATCTGTAAATCAGCACTTGCACCTAACTTGATAATATCACTATCACCCATGTTAAGGTGTGTCGTTAGAGTAGTCTCACCTGTAACACCAAGAGTACCTGCTATTTGTATGTTTGTGTCAAGTTTAGCACTTGTGACTGCACCATTGGCTAGACCTGCTGTATCTATCTGTGGTCCTTCACCTGTAGTACCATCATGTGAGTGTCCAGTTGAACCGTTAAACGCAGCTTGTACCGCATCAAACTCTCCATCAAGGTCTGACGCATTGATCACGTTACCGTCAGCTATATTATTAGGCGTATCATTCCTTGTGTAGCCTGTTCCCATTTCTTATCTCCTAGCGTTAGTGGAATACTGCAGAGTTGCAGCATCAATAGTAAATACAGCGTCTATGGTATCCCCTATAGTTTCATATAAAATAGACACTGTAAAACCTGAACCTATTGTTTGCAATTCGTAAATTGCCTTTTGTTTACCCCCATAAGAGGATGTTCCATAAATCCCTGCACCATACGAAATTGATGAAGCTGCAAGGTTTGAAAAAAGTAGTGAATCTGGTTGAATAACATTCTGTTGATCAAAATCAAATTTAAGAGAGTATCTTATGTCTACCTCTCCGTTTACATCTAAATATGTTATACCCTTGTATATTGTTTTACGGATAGTAGGGTCACCCAATGGTATATAAGGGGTAGCAAATGTAGCCTGTATCTTCTCTCCATCAAAGCTATTACCATCTTCCATTCTGTAGATGTAGCCGTCACTTGCACCAAAATAGATAAGTTCAGTACGATCTACATATTCACTGTGTACAACGTAAGCATTTACCCCACGTAAATCATTGAACGATATACCCTCTTGTAATTGTGTGGCCGCAATCCCTTTAGCCGAAGCATTGGTGTAACCAGTGTTGTAACCAAATAATCTGTATTGACTTTTCTCACGAATAACTGTACTAGAAAAACCATTTGGACTACTTGTAATCAAATCTAGTATCTCATCTTGTACTGGCTTTGATACGGTAGCAAGACTAAAATCACCAAATCTATCGGTAGCAGAAAAAAGTCTTAAACCATCAGGTCCTAAAAATATAACATCTCCACCAATCTCTTGTATAGTATCTTCAGCAATACAACCTAAATCACGAGAAACTGGTTTTAGTTGAAAATCACCTACACTACTTCCTGCAACTACGTTGATACTGTTTTCACTAAATACAATGAGTTGATCACGAAAAACAATTAACCCTGTAATCGCATCCGCTACGTTTATTATACCACCACCACTCGCACTTGTAAAGTCCGTATCTGCATAAGGAGCAGAAAAAACAAGGTTTTTGCCATTTCCGAGAAAAATGTGGTTCTTAAAGTTAACTGCAAACTTAGAACCTGATGTGTCAGAGGGCAATGAAGTTAGTTGTTCAAACGTAGTTCCATCAAATCGGTAAGGCTTACCTGTACCATCGACAAGCATAAGTTTCTCTGTACCATCAAAGTCGTACTTCAGAAATCGTACTTTACCTGTACCACCAACTGTAACACCCCCACTACTGTAGGTTGCGTTGTCACTTACTTGTGTCCATCCTGAACCACTAGACTTGAATAGGTCATCTCCTCGTACGGCATACACTTCGTTACTATAACGGTGTATACCTCTTATAACACCCGTATTCGTTACAGCGTTTGTATCAAACTTAGAGAATCCTTCTACTCTTCTGTAACCACCAAAGATAGATGGTTCAAAGTTACGTAGTATTCTCGCCGATCCGGGTGCTTGAAATCCCTGCTGATACGGAGAAAGGTTGGTTATCAAACCACCTTTAAACTCAAATGAATGTGTTTGCCACCTATCAGGCATTAAACAGCCCTTGCATATACATTTTCATTAACAAGCAAAGTTCTCATTTGCTTCAATCCATCTTCAAACTTACGAGCAGAGATGGTAGCCGACTCAAGATTATCTCTAAACATGTACGAATGATACATTGCACCATCAACAATAACATGTTTAAAACGGAAAGGTATAGTTGGTACGTCATCATATGTTTCTAAATCTGCAGGAAACATAAAAAATTCATATTCAATTGTGTAGGCTTTGTTTGGCATTGGTGCTACAATAATATCACCGTCTTGGGAACGTACAATGTACTCAGGCACTGTTCCTTTTGTAGCATCAGTTTCACCTTCTTGGTCTATGAATCTGTCTACATACTCATCGTAGCTCATCTGCTTGAGTCTTCGTGCTTCGTTGAGATCTAGTGAAGCATTACGTAAGATACGAACAGTATCGAAGTCTGTGTATTTTGCATTTTCTGGTAAAGGATATCTTAGCTCGCCTGCAGTAAGAGTTATGTCATCTGTGTTGTGATTGAAGGGCCAGCTAAAATGTTTTTGATTGATGTCACGAATTGCAGAATTAATCGCATCCTTTACTTGAGCATAAAAACCCGTTGCTGTTGCAAAGTTACTTGATGTTAATTCTGTCTCATTAAGTCGTCTGCAGATTTCATTTGTTAGAGAAAGATAGTTATAAGCCATTAGTTTTTCTCCACGACTCTTATGCGAACTTCTTGTTCACGAATAGTTGCGTCACTAGCAGTCATACGACACACTATTTTATACGTTGTAAAAGCAGTGCCACTTCCTAAGTATATTGTGGCAACGGTATCTGTGTTGGTACGACTAACAAGTTGCAAGCCATTTACAATTTGGCTATCTGACCAAGTCTGTAGTACCCCATCTGCATCGTAGATTTTCCATACTAATGATGAGATGGTATCTGTATCTAAAGCAGGACCCCAATCAATAGAGTAGTCCAATTGCTCATCAGGATCTTTATCGGGCCATTTAAGCGACATTAGGCTGCCTTTCTTCTTTGAGAAGTTGTTTGTGACGGTAGAACAGTAACAATTCTGTGTGGACTCATTTGCTCTGTCACAATATTTACAACTCTTTGCGAACTTGTTTGTTTAGGTAGAACAGTAACAACGTGTCTTCTGTCAAAAGCTGACGGAGTAAATACAGTAATTACACCTGTTGCTGTTAGTGTGCCTA